CTCCCATAAGGGAGACCCGCGGTCACCGACCGTTCATGATGACCTCACAACCAACAGAGTTGATTATAAGGATCATAGTTCATGTCTTCTTCCGTTGTGAAGAAGCCCTGGAGAGCCACGTGGTTTGTCTCTTCGAGTACCGTTATACAGTACTCGGGTGAAAACTTTACCAATCGCGACTTCCATGAGATCAATGTCACGAATAACAAAGGTGGTGAGAACCCCTTTGCTGTTCAGCATTGGTCCCTTGTAGGATCGAGGATTAGTGAACACTTGCCGTTGAATTCGTCAAGGTTCGTCGCTCCTTTTGGGCCATCTTCTGCTCTGGATCAAAGCACGAGTCCTGTCTATCCGACAGTTCCGTTGCCATCCGTGGCAGAAATATGGGCAAGAACCAACCCTTCACGTCCCAATGTCCTCCTCCCGGTGTTCATTCACGAATTCCGAGAGGTGCCTGATATGATCAGGCAGATGGGACGATTCCTGTTGCATGCTCGCAACTGGCGAGACTACGTTCGTAGCTCTCATCAGACGCGGGATCTTGCATCTGCTAATCTTGCGTTTCAGTTCGGTTGGGCCCCCCTTATCGGGGACCTTATTAAGATCTGTAACTTTCAAGATGCAGTAGACAAGCGACGCGAACATATCGATCGCTTGTTTTCAGGAAAGGGGCTGCGTAGACGGATAACCTTAGGATCTCATAGAGACAATGAAACCTCTATGAATGGTACTGCGAACTTCGGGTCTTACCTGTCGTTCCCAGTTACCTTTAAGGTAAATGGCTCAGCAGATAGCTGGGCCGTGGTTAGGTGGAAGCCCACCCAACCTTCCGGTCTTCCTCCTTCCGATGTGGAGCTTCGCGGACATCTGTCCGGGATGCACCCATCGCACATTTTGGAAAATGTGTGGGAGGCCCTACCATGGTCGTGGCTGATAGATTACTTCACCAACATTGGTGCAGTTCTATCCGCAGGAAATCATTATCTGGCGACCCCATCAAGGGGCTCAGTAATGACCACATCAACCGTGACTAGGACGCATGATCCTGTACCCAATGCTAAAGGGGACCTTGGAATGGGCATATGTAAATATGTCCGCAAATCCAGGACTCCCATTAGCACGGTAGCAACTCTGTCCGCCTCGCTTCCAATATTGGAAGCGGGACAACTGTCGATCCTAGGCTCCCTGGCAGTCGTGAAGGGTCGAAGAACCCTTCTTTCATAGACCAGGACCTAGGAGAACACACATGCTTGCAAATACCCTGACCGTCACCATCAATTCGGTGGCGAAAGTTCTGACCCGAGTGAACCAGGACAACTTCGGTTCTCAGTATAACCTGAAAACCGCAACGGAATCCTTGATTCTCAAGGTTCGGAACACCACGGAGAAATCTGCTGGTTTCACCTACGATCGTCACAATGTTGAGCTTTCTTGGCTCATCTATTCGACGCCGACGGCGAACGAGCAGCACTACGTGGCTTCGCAGACGTTCAAGACCCGCGTAGGGTCGCCGAACGATCCGACTGTGCTTGCACAGGAAGTTGCCGGCTTGGCAACCCTGGTCAATGCCCAGGCGGCTGCGATTGTCGCTGGGGATTCGTAACTCTTACGAGCACGAATATCCCTGGACAAGGTGATAGCAAGTGCGTTGATATAAACCTCATAAGGAGCTTATATGAAAAGCAACGTCATGAGATGTGTGGTCGGCCTGTACGGTAGTCTTTTGCAAGACTTCTCGCACTTGCATCCCACCATGCGACAGGAGTATGAACGGTTAGACCGCCTGTACTCTATCGTTTCCGATCGCGGACTGGCCTTTATGACCATAACGCTTCCGGACTGCGGAAAGTTCCTCGAAAGAGGGCTCGCTGCAGGAACACTGGATGTAGACCGTCCTCCATATCATGGAGCGCGTTCTAAGTCCGACGCCAGACCCACATTTCTGTGGGGACTCTGGAGTATGGTGTTCGACGACGCTGGTATGCTTAGGCAAGACCCTTCCGTCGAAGCTATCTTCGCTCTTCGCCAGCTTTACGGCTTTGCGAAGAAACTGAAGCTAGATTGTACGAAGGAGCGCATCGATGAGGCTCTCATCGAATTCTCGAAGGTCGACGCGAGTCTACCAACGAGCTATGCTGATACTTGGGACAGTGATATTCCTAACTGGACGCCTCTTACAGGCCACCCTTTGTGGGGGACTGCTCGAAGCACCGGTTCAGGACCTCTTTTTGAGGATTCTGTGCCAAGTTCCAAGCAATTAAGTATCCGTAACTGGGTTGCATTCAAGCACTTATGTGCCTTTGTGTGTTCTCAGTTTGGAGTCCTTGATCCTTGGAGCATACGCCCTAAGCATGGACCTGGTGCCGTTGCCGACCTTGATGGTAACATCAAGTACGACACTCGGCACTATCCAGAGAAGTTAGCTATGGTTTTCCCGCCAGATTGGCACGTTTCACCAGATTTGGTGGACCGTACTTACTCTAAGCGGGAGTACCCTAGTAAGGTTCTAGTCGTCCCTAAGACGCAGAAAGCTCCCCGCATTATCGCGGCAGAGCCTACTGCCCATCAATGGATCCAAGGTGGAATCCAGCGATGGTTGACGGATAGAATCCGTGCTTCCACTCTCTCTTTGTGCATCGATCTTAACGATCAACGCCCATCACAGAGAATGGCACTCGAAGCGTCCGCTGGTGGCCATCTTGCCACTGTCGACTTGTCGGCAGCGTCAGATAGACTATCAACGCGTCTTGTTCAATATGTTTTTCAATCAAATGAAAGCATATTGGACGCACTTCACGCGTCTCGTACGAGACTTGCGAAGTTGCCTTCGGGTGAGCAGATCCGGTTGCGCAAATTTGCGTGTATGGGATCTGCCTGCACCTTCCCGGTCCAGACGATCGTTTTCGCTATCATTGCTATGTACTCTGTAATGGAGTCCACTGGTGATTATACGATCACGACCGAACGGGTCCGTGAACTGGCTTCTCAGGTTCGGATTTTCGGTGATGACATGATTGTCCCCACTGAAAGTTATGATGCACTTGTCAGCATCCTCACGGATGTTGGACTGAAGGTCAATGTCCACAAGTCTTTTTCGAAAGGTTTCTTTCGAGAGTCGTGTGGCATGGACGCGTATCAGGGGTATGATGTAACCCCTGCGTACTTCCTTCAGCCGTACAGTGCCTCCAACCCTGAGTCCCTTGTGAGTATCATCGAATGTTCCAATAACTTTCATATGAAAGGAATGTGGAACGCCGCTGATTACTTGCTAAAGACAGTTGATCCGCAGGTGCGAAAACATTTGCGCGTTAGCAAAAGGGATGTCAGCCAGCCCTCGCTTAGTACTTTTGTAGACGGGGTGCCCAATGGAATGATTTCCAGATGGAACCCTGACTTACATTGTACTGAGTACAAACAGCTTCTTGTCTCAGCTCGAGAGAAGAAGCGACGAGGGTCGGGAGAAGCATCGTTGCTTCAGTACTTCACTGAAGAGCCCGATCCGTACACTCCGTACGAATCAGGGCAAGCGATGCGAGCCCAAGTCATGGTTAGACTTGGGTGGGCGCCTTAATCCTCTTATCAAGGATTAGGGTAGGAAGGATCA